AGGAGAGAATTTAAAGTTTACCCTTCTGCGTACGCTAATGCTTTTGCGGCAAAACGATATAAGGCGATGGGCGGCGGATGGAGGTCATAGCCAAGGTCGCCATAGATGAGTAATCTTGTGAGGAAAAGAGATGATTGCCGAAACTCTAGCAGGTATTGCACTAGTAAAAAGTGCAGTAGACGGTATAAAATCGACTATTAACACCGCTAATGATATTGGTGATATTGCAAAATACGTAGATAATCTGCTTGAAGGCGAAAAGCAGGTACAACAACAAAGGTCTAAAAAATCTGGCAGGAGTATAGGCGACCAATTTGGTATTGAATCAGTAGCACAAGAAGTCATAGATGCTAGGTTAGCGCAAGAAAAAGTTCAGGAGATGAGAACTTTAATCGACCTGCGGTTTGGTCCGGGCACATGGCAAAGCATCATAGATGAACGGGCCCGAAGAATTCAAGAAGCAAAGGTCGCAGCGACAAAAGCTAGAAAAGAAGCGTTACGGCAAAGAGCAGAGTTTATAGAAAACGTTAAAATTGCCCTTACAATTGGCATCATATCACTATTAGGTTTTGGATTCATTATGTTTGCAATGGTATCCATGGCTGCAGTTGTAGGGATATAAAGGTGAAACGGTATGAGTTATCAAGGGGGACTGCGTAAGTGGTTCAAAGAAGATTGGCGAGATGTGTCCACAGGAAAAAAGTGTGGGCGTAAATCAGCCAGTAAATCTAAGAGAAAGTATCCAGCGTGTCGCCCGGCGGCGGCAGCGGCCAAAATGTCTAAAGGACAGAAAGCTGCGGCCGTGCGCAGGAAAAGAAAAGCCGGAAATCCCGGAGGTAAGCCAACCTCAATCAGATGGTCCGTTTCACCCTCTGGACGGAAACAGTCGACCAAACGGAAAAAGTCAAAAGCATGACCGGTAAACGTAATTATAGAAAAGAGTATGACAGCTACCACTCTAGAACAAAACAAAAAAAACGTCGCGCTTCCCGTAACGCCGCTCGCGCCATCATGGCAAAAAAAGGCAAGGTTACTAAAGGTGATGGAAAAGACGTACATCATTCTAGCGGTAATCCGATGAATAATAAAAAATTATCTGTAAAGTCCAAGTCACGTAACCGGTCATTTGCTAGGACTAAGACAGGTAGAAAGAAGAATCCTCGTGCCTAAACAACTGACAGAATTACAAACTAAATTCCTAGACGCTCTGTTTACCGAGGCAAAAGGCAATTACAGTAAAGCAATGCGTATTGCAGGATATTCGGAGACGACTAATCCATATGCGATTATGCAAGCGTTACGCACTGAAATTATAGAGCGTGCAGAACTTGAAATGGCCGCTAATGCGCCTAAAGCTGTATTATCTATGGTGGGGGTTATTGATGACCCTACGGCTATCGGTAACAGAGAAAAATTATCTGCCTCGCAACAAATACTTGACAGAGTGGGGCTTTCTAAGGTAGAAAAGCTAAACGTATCGGCAGAAAAACCGATGGGTTTATTTATATTGCCGGCAAAGAATGATGACGATAGCACAGAGACTGAATCCAACGAATAGATATGACAGAGCTAATGGTCCTAGAGTTCCGTGGGGATACAAACGTTCAGAATTTGACCCACAGTTACTAGAACCAATTGATGAACAATTGGAAGCCCTAGAGTTAGGTATAAGATATTTAAAAATGTCTTCATACCCAGAAGTCGCTAGATGGCTTACGGACTACACAGGCAGACGGATAACTTCCATGGGTCTGTGGAAACGTGTTAAGCGTGATGCATCGGATAGACGACGGCATGTTGAACAAAAACGCCGTGCTGCCCAGACCGCGGCCCAAGGCAACATCCAAACCCAAGACCAAAGAGCAACGGGAACAGGAGAAACTGAAGCGAGCTAAACGTTCTGCGCGTACACAGCTTAACATGGCGCAGAAAAAATTAGCTAAGCTAACTAAACAAGAAGAAGCTCAACAAGAAACTGAGGTTCAACTTTTAGGTAGTAGTGCTTATCAGTCTGTCGAGGAACAACAAGATGAGATTTTGTTTGAACCTAATGCTGGTCCTCAAACAGATTTCCTAGCATCCTCAGAACGAGAAGTGTTATACGGGGGTGCAGCTGGCGGCGGTAAATCTTACGCACTCATTATAGACCCACTAAGGTATTGCCAAAACTCTAATTTTAACGCGCTCATTCTACGTCGTACAAATGATGAATTGCGCGAACTAATACACAAAAGTCAGGAAATGTATCCAAAAGCATATCCCGGCGCAAAATGGATGGAAAAGAAAAGCCAATGGACTTTTCCATCTGGAGCTAGAATCTGGATGACATATCTAGAGCAGGACAAGGATGTTCTGCGTTACCAAGGTCAGGCGTTTACTTACATTGGTATAGACGAACTGACGCAGTATTCGACACCTTATGCTTGGGATTATTTACGTTCACGTCTCAGAACGGCTGATTCGTCGCTACCCGTCTTCATGCGAGCGACAACCAACCCTGGTGGTCCGGGGCATGCGTGGGTTAAAAAGATGTTCATCGACCCTGCGCCGCACAACACATCGTTTTGGGCGACTGATATTACTACGAGCGAAACGTTGGTTTATCCTGAACGCCATAGCAAGGCGGGGACGCCACTGTTTAAACGGCGTTTTATTCCGGCTAAATTGCTGGATAATCCGTATCTTTATGAGCAAGGCGATTACGAAGCCATGCTGCTCTCATTGCCTGAAGTACAGCGCAAGCAACTCTTAGAAGGCTCGTGGGATATTGCTGAAGGTGCGGCGTTTTCAGAGTTTAATAGGTTAGTCCATGTTACAGAACCTTTTTCTGTCCCGAATACATGGCGCAAGTTTAGGGCTTGCGATTACGGTTACTCCTCTGCTACCGGCGTTCTTTGGTTTGCTGTAGACCCTGCAGATGAAACGTTACTTGTATATAGAGAATTATACGTTAGCAAAGTAACGGCTAAAGAACTAGCACATATGGTGTTGGCAGCAGAAGAAGGTGAATCAATTCACTATGGCGTGCTTGACTCGTCTCTATGGCACAAGCGAGGAGACACAGGCCCAAGCTTAGCTGAACAAATGATTGTCGAGGGATGCCGGTGGCGCCCCTCTGACCGTAGCCGTGGTAGTCGTGTAGCAGGCAAAAACGAAGTACATAGACGGTTGATGGTCAACGATGAAACAGGGCGAGCTGGTATGGAAATATTTAGTAATTGCACTAACTTGATAGCACAGTTGCCGACACTGCCGTTAGATAAGAATAACCCCGAAGATGTCAACACTAAAGCTGAAGACCACCTGTATGATGCTTTGCGATATGGTATTATGTCGCGCCCACAATCACGGTCCATTTTTGATTACCCAAGTCAAATACCGATACAAAGATGGCAACCCGCTGATTCAAACTTTGGATACTAATAATGGCTGAAGAAGAACACGTAGAAGCTCTTATTTTTGAACCTAAATCTGGTTCAGAAGAACTTGCCGACTACATCCGTAATAAATTTGAAATGGTCGAGTCTAGCCGACAAGATGAAGAAGAACGTTGGCTTGACGCCTATCGTCAATATCGCGGTTTGTATGGCCCTGATATGCAATTTACTTCTAGTGAAAAGTCTCAAGTATTTATTAAAGTTACAAAGACTAAAGTCCTTGCAGCATATGGACAAATTGTGGATGTTTTGTTCGCTGGTCAACGTTTCCCTTTGGGCGTCGACCCCACACGTATTCCCGAGGGTGTTACGGAAGCTGTACACTTTGACCCAAAAGACCCTGAAAACTCTATGGAAGAACTCAAGGATATGTATGGATTTACAGGTGATGGAAAAGAATTACCTGCAGGGGCAACGGCTAGCGATTTAGAAGAATTAAATTTAGGCGTCTTTACAGAAGAGCTGGCAGAGATTGAAGATGACTTACGCACCGGCTTTGGTAAAACTCCTACAGCACAAACTTATACGCCTGCCCTTGAGGCTGCCAAACGCATGGAAAAGAAAATCCTTGACCAGCTTGAAGAGTCTAGCGCGTCTAAACATTTGCGCCTTACAGCGTTTGAAATGGCATTATTTGGAACTGGCATTTTAAAAGGACCATTTGCCATAGATAAGGAGTATGCTAACTGGGACGAAGAGGGTAATTATGACCCAGCGTTTAAAACAATACCTCGCGTAGAAAATGTATCAATCTGGAATTTTTACCCTGATTCTGATGCTAAGAATATGGATGAGTGCGAATTTATCATTCAGCGACACCGTATGAGTCATTCTGACTTACGAGGGTTAAAGAAGCGTCCATACTTCCGACATGACGAAATAGATGCATGCATCAACATGGGCACCAACTATGTTCGTAAGTGGTGGGAGTCTGACATTGAAGATTATCGTAATACCTACGATATTGACCGGTTCGAGATATTGGAGTTCTGGGGCAATATAGATAAAGATTCTGCAGAAGAAGCAGGTCTTGAAGTCCCTGCTGACTTGCAGGATGTTGATACAATTCAAGTTAATTGTTGGATTTGTAACGGTAAAATTTTACGTCTCGTCATAAATCCATTTACCCCGCAACGAATCCCATATTTTGCTGCGCCGTACGAAATGAATCCGTACTCATTCTTTGGTGTTGGTTTAGCAGAAAACATGACTGACACTCAACAGTTAATGAACGGTTTTATGCGCATGGCTGTTGATAACGCTGTGCTGTCAGGTAATCTTATCTTTGAGATTGATGAAACCAATCTTGTTCCGGGGCAAGACTTAGAGTTATATCCGGGTAAAGTGTTTAGACGCCAAGGTGGCGCACCGGGCCAAGCTTTGTTTGGCACTAAGTACCCCAACGTCAGTTCCGAGAATATGATGATGTTTGACAAAGCTCGCATGTTAGCAGATGACGCCACTGGTATACCATCGTATTCACATGGTCAGACAGGTGTACAGGGCACAGGTCGCACCGCCGCCGGTATTTCTATGCTAATGGGAGCGGCACAGCTTAGCGTAAAAGGTGTTGTAAAGAATATTGATGATTACTTACTTCAACCCTTGGGTGAGGCTTTCTACGCATTTAACATGCAGTTTGACTTTGACTCATCAATTAAGGGCGACTTAGAAGTTAAAGCACGTGGCACAGAGAGTCTTATGAAAAACGAGGTGCGGTCACAACGTCTTTTGCAACTGCTCAACATTGCAGGTAATCCGAATCTTGCGTCATTTGTAAAATTTTCTGTTGTTCTTAAAGAATTAGCCACATCCATGGATTTGGATGCTGAAAAGTTTATTAACGATGAACGAGAAGCTTTCCGTCAAGCGCAAATTATTCGTGAAGCTGGTGGTATGCAACCACAACAACAACAACCACAAGGTATGAGTCCTATGGATATGTCTGGCGGTGGCGGAGGTAACATCGGCGTAGGCGGTGCAGCCGTACCAGGCGAACAAGGCTTCAGTGCCGCAGGACAACAACCGGAACAACAACAGGGGGACGCGCAATCGCAGCTAGCTAGTATACTAGGAGGTCTACAGTGACACCAGAAGTAGCTAAAAAACTACTACCCCTTGTAAATACAAAGAAAAATACTGACGCTCTAGAAACATACATGGAAGAGCGTATTAAAGACTCTCAAAAGATTCTAGAGCAGTCCACAGATATAGTTACTATTCACATGGCGCAAGGAGCCATACGTGAATTACGCAGACTGTCCAGCTTGCGTAGCGAAGTAATATCTAAGGCAGAAAATGGCACTTGAAACAGGACTCACCGCAGTAGTACCCGAGGAACTTTATGAAAAACCTTTCATAAGAAGGATGCTTGACCCATCTACTCCTACCATAGAAGTAGATGGTGAAAAAGCTTCTGTAAAAACCATGTCTATGGATGGTAAACTTTTTCCAACTGTAGTCCCTCAAGAACAAGCTGATGGTTCGTTTGCTTTAAAGCAATTAGAGCCTAGGGTTGCATACGACTTAGCAATGGAGACTGGTAATTTTATACAGTTTGATAGCGATGAAGAAGCTGACAGAGTTTCTAGAATACTTAGTGATGAAGCTGCTGCACTCCGAGAAGCTTATAAAAATAATCAGAATTTCTTAGCACAGGGCGGTAAAGGTCTTGGTGATGTAGAGTTTCGTGCAGACGTGGAATCTTATGTAAGTGGTGATGAATTATCTAGGTTGGGACTAGAATTACACCGTCGAGGTCTCATTGAATTAAAAGGCATTACCAAAGACCAAAATCAACGAATAGCGCGTAGCGGAGGGGAAATATTAGGACAATATCAAGGGACAGGGGGTGGAACAAGACCAAGTATACTTGGCCAACCTTACACTAGAGACATAAGAAGTCAAAATCCTTTAACTAAAGAAAGTATCATGCAATCCCCTCGTCTTGCCGCATACGTTGCAGGAGTGTCCGATTTCGAAGGAAGAGACCCAGACACCACGTTTTTTCGACCCCGTGGACAATCAGAATTAGCAGCTTTACATGAACTCAGGCACGGTGCTTTAGAGTATTTATTCGATAACACAGACTTAAAAAACCAAAAGTATTTTAAGAACTATGACATAGATGTTGAAGAAGACATCATGGACATGATTGATAATAGAATAATTAAAGAACAGAACATCCCTCTAGAAATGGATAAAGTTTCTAAATTAGACCCTAAGTATATTGGTGGCAGAGATAGGTTAGAAACTGTAACGAAATACGCTACCGAGGCGTTAGATAAATTAAATGTACCCAAACCTGCTGAGCAAACGAAGCCAAGCATGTTAAACCGTTTACTCGGCATGGAGCAAGGAGGAATAATGATGGCTCAACAAGGACAAACAGCGTTGCCAATGACGGAGGCAACTTCAGCACCGCAAGGCGGCGGACCAAAAGCCGCGAATCCTGCGGCACAACCTTCGTTAGTGCCAGCACCTCAACAGGCGCCTCGTCCCGGCGAACAAGACCCTAGAGATGCCGCTGTTAAAGAAGTAGCAGACAAGATGAAGCCGCAGACACCCCCCACTCCTATGGCTCAACCAGTTGGGGGTCTGGCAGCACCACAGCAACCTCCTGCTGAACCTGTACCAATGATGGCAAAGGGCGGAACTCCCGAAGAAAAGCCCGAAGGTCTTGCCGTGATGATTGGTCTTGGAGCGCCGACCCCCTCATACGAAGAAGCCGCCGAAGGCAATCCTCC